CGGTGGCCGCACCAGAAACACTAGATATAGTGTGGTAAGAAGTGGTAAACACAAGATGTAGTAGGTGTAAGAGGGTATAGCGCGGTAGAGTTACTGCAGATTTACTGCAGAGTTACTGCAGGCTAACCCACCTACTTCATCGCATCATGTCTACTATCCTCAAGCGTGGCGACAAGTACCAGGCGCAGGTCTGCATCGCAGGTCAGCGCTTCGCAAAAACTTTCGCCAAACTCTCCGACGCCCGCCGCTGGGCGCTCGCCCGTGAGGCCGAAGCTGAAGAAGGCCTCGCCCGCAATTCCCGTGCTCCTCTCTCTGACGCCATCGAGCGCTACAGGCGAGAGGTCGCCTCATATCAAGCCCACTGCCGCCATGCACTGGCGGTCTTCGGCTACCTCCTCTCCGATCCCATCGCTCAGCTGCCGACCTACGCCGTCACGTCCGAGGACATCCTTGTGTGGATGGAAAGGCGTCGCACGGTCCCGTCGCGCGCGACCGGGAAGATCGTCACCGAAGCTACGATCCGGCGACAGCTTGAGATGATCTCAGGCTTCTTCTCCTGGGCGGTCGAGCAGAAGCTCATCAAGGTAAATCCGTGCCGTGGCGTCAAGAAGCCCGCAGAATCCGACGCCCGTGAGCGCATCGCCAGTGACGACGAGATCGAGCGCCTGAAGATCGCCGCCGGGTGGGAAGAGGGCATGATCCCTCGCACGAAGACGCAGCGCGTCTGCGCGGCCTTCGTCCTCGCTTGCCTCACAGGCATGCGCTCGGGCGAGATGATGCGCATCGAGCGCTCATGGATCAGGGGAAACGTGCTCTGGATCCCAATGGAAGCGACGAAGACGGAACACTTCAGGAAGATCGCCTTGAGCGACCGCGCCCGCAAGATCCTTGACGACGTCGTGTCGCTCGGCATCGAGCCGTCCATCTGGGGACTGTCTGACGGGAGCCGGGACAGTCTCTGGCGAAAGATCCGTGATCGTGCTGGTCTCGGCGAAGTGCGCGATTCGCAAGGCCGCCTCATCGAGCAGGCCCTGCACTTCCACGACGGCCGCGCAACCTTCTGTACGTGGGCGGCCTCCCCAGGCGAGGACGGCGTGCCTCGTCTTGACGTCATGTCACTCGCCCGCCAGACAGGACACAGGAGCGTCAAGATGCTCATGCGCTACTACCGCCCGGATGTGTCGACCTTCTCCGACCGTCTCAAATGAAAAAAAGGGGGAGCCTCCTTGTGGAAGCTCCCCTTTCTTTGCTCACATTTGAGAGGACCGTCGTCGGTCGATCCAGTGAAATACCTCGCCTGCGTACCACCTCTTCTCGCGAGATCCAAGGTAGACCGGTGCCGGGAAGGACTTGTCCGCGATCATCGTCCTGAAGACCGAGCCGTCGGGCGGAAAGCCCGTGAGCGCTGCGATGTCTCGCGTCGAGAGCAGGCCCTTGGGGGCGGCGGCCCGGGCGATCAGGCCTGCGGCACGCTCGACGATGTCCTTCTGCATGCCGTCTGTCAGTGGAAGCGTCGTCATCGTTTTTCTCCTATCTCAGGAAACTGGCATGCGACCCGCTTGCGGATTTCCTCTTTCATTTCGACTGGCATTCCTCGTTCTCCTTGATCTTCGATAGTAGGAACGTCTTGAGCACTAGTGCAGCATCCTCTTGTGAAACCTTGCTCACGTCATCCGTCACTTTTTTGAAAAGAGGAGTGCCAGAGCCGTCAACGATGACGCACGTCCGAACTTTCTTATTCGTTGTGAAGCTATCATTCGTTGTGAAGTGGACTCCGTAACGCTTGCCGTTGACGTAGAACTCATAACCCCAGATGTTCTGAGTGCCATCGATCTCGCAGTTGAGGCGCTGCATCTGTACCCCTGCCCACTCCGTTTGAGCCTTCTGGAAAGCCTTTGCGTCCGTCGACGCATGCAGAATCGCTTGGCCAATTTGCTCGGCTTCGAAGTGCCACATGTAGGCGGGGTATCCTTCGCCGGAGACAAGGACGCGAATTGACGTTCCTTCACGCGTAATCAACGCTGTATAGTCGCGTTCATCATCGTTCGTGTTGTCGTAGTAGTCCTTCTCCCACGGCATTCCGACGATCTCAGAAATAGCGGACTGAGCCGCTTCGTCAATTTTTACTGTCTGACTCATTCTTCGTCCTCCTCGTCTCTCAAAACTCCTACCCAACACTCCATCGGGAAGGCAACCCAACGCAGTTTTCCCTCAAAGTGGAGTTGCATAGCCCAAGACAAACCGTACTCTTTGGCTCCCGGCGTTTGGTGCGCCACAAGCCGCAGGTTTTTCTCGCCCTTGCGGATGTCCTCCGCGGAGATCCCCTGCTTGAGCAGGCTTTCGTACGTTTCTTTGTTGAGTTTCCCTGATCCCTTTATCATTCCTCGTTCTCCGGATCGTCCCACTGGCGGAAGCGGTCGACCTCGACTGGATGGCCGCGCCAATCCTGCCACTCACAATCGCCAAAGTCTCCGTACTCAGCGTAACGGGCCGCAATCCGTGAGGGTTCGCCGTCATAGGCTTTGTACTCACAGCGCATCCAGACACCTACGGGAGGCTGGACATCCGGGTAAACGTTCCAGGCATTCGGGTTGTACCTGTGAATCTCTTCGACTTCGTCATCAAAGAAGGCCAGGTTGAACCGATGCAGGTCGAATCCTGGGCTTTCTAGCTTTTCACCGAACTCGACGAAGATCATGCCGTCGTCATGATGCGCGTGTTGGAGTCTCTTCGAGAAGTCTCCATCACTAAGTGCATCCAGTTGCACTTGAAGGTTCTTATCTTTGAGGCGGAACGTCATTCTTCATCTCTCCATTTCTTCAGCAGTTCTTCTTCCTCGATCCGATCGAGCTGCCGGTCGACCTTCAGCACTTGGCACTTGCCGATCTCTTCGGCAAGCTCAGGGAAGAGGAGCTCGAGTTGCTCGATCATGATCAGCGTGTCGGCGAACTCTTCGGCCATCTGCTTGAAGTGGAGTTTCGTCGGGCGTTGAGAGTAGCGCATGACGGCAGACGTGGCTTCGGAGAGCTCTTCAGCCGTTTTGCTCAGCTGGCTCATGGGGCCGTAGTGTTCGGCGATGCTGCGGAGTTTGCTGGCGTAGGTTGTCCGTTTCACTTGATCTCCTTTGCTTTCTCATGCTCGGCCAGGTCACTGGCTGACATCAGCTTGTAGGTGGTGATGTAGCGTCGGAGATCGAGGCGGGCGCCGAACTTCTCGTCAAGCCAGTTCTCGCCGTCCCACTTCACGATCAGTGTGAAGACGTCAGAGGGATTGTCGCGGGGCACGAAGCGCATGGCGTACATGCCGACGCTCTTCGGGATGATGAGCGGCCATTCGTAGGGATATGGGTCAATCATTTTTTACCTCTGTTTTCAGTAGAAAAACTCGGATGGTGTTGTCAGGCTGTTTCATGCATTTGCATTGAAAGCCGGTGAAGACAGGGCTTGCCAGATGCGGGTCAAGTATGTTGGAAGCACCATGGAACGCTCTATGGATTGCATTTGCTACGCTCGTGGCAGCCATGTCCTCGCAGTCGAAGATGAAGGTGTTGGAGAAGGGCTGCATGTCGCGTAGCTTCTTCAGAACGCGAGGCCATACGCTGAAGTCTCGAGGTCGACGCTTGAATGGACTTTCCTTGGCCGGTCGTTCGACCTTACGCTCGATGTGTGGCTCTTCAATGGCTTGTTTGTCCTCGATGCTCGTGAAGATGTCGTCATGGGCACACTCGAGACTTGAGACGGATCCAGCATCAAGACCGTATGCTGGGAGTCTTACGTACACTTCCAAGCCCGTCAGCGGATAGGTCGCTTTGATGAGCAGCCCCTTTTCGTCGATCGTTGGAGGGCATTTGGTCAGCTCGCTGACGATTTCCAAGAGCGCGCTGCTGACGTAGCACGTCCTCTCGTCCGAGAGTTTTCCGATCATTCGTCCCATAGCTATCTCCTTTTCTTGGGGTTGGACAATTTGGCTGCAGAGTTGCAGGCCTCATCGTGAATCTTTTTCCGTAGTTCTCTGATGTCATCGAGCAGTAGCTGAACGGTGTACTGGAGACCTTCTGCCAAGCGTTCGCTTTCCTGAGCAGCGATGCTCATCTTTGAGAGGCTCCTTGGCTTGCCTTCTTGCCGGATGCTATAGATCTCAGAGAACTTCCTGATGAGGGCGTCTGCCTGGGCATTGATGGAGCAGGCGCGATCAGACAGGCGATCTGCGTGGATGCAGGGCGTTGAAGCCTTCGGTTTGATGGGACGCCATTCGGCGTAAAGCGGTGTCATCACGCTGCCCCCAAGATCACGTCATAGATGTAGACGGCGGAGCCGGCCAGGGCGCCGAGGAAGCTGCCAATGGCGACACCTGCCGCTGCGAGGAATACGACGAGCCCGACGAATCCAACGAGGAATTCGCAGAAGAGTAGAAAGTCTTTGAGCATGTTCTGGCTACAGATGGTTGGTTGATCTAGGTAAGCGCTCTTCCTGAGGGCTGACAATGCTCGGACGGAACCGGAACGAGCGAAGGGAGGAAGGGCGCTTGCCAAGATGCCCTCAATGAGGGCCGGAGGTCAGCAGATGTACTCGATGAGCTGTGGATGGTCTTTCGCGATTCTGAGGAAGACCATCTTTCGAATGTCGTCTTCAGTTGTGCTAGCCGGAACGGAGAAGCTCATGGGCATGAGGACTGTGCTGATCTCTCGACCGCTCCAGAGGTTGAAGGCCGTCATGCCGTAGCGCACGATCATGTGCGTCTTGAGGGTCTCGTTCGGAAAGTCCTCCATTGACCAACTCAGGCGATAGCCGACGCGACCGACCTCATGGATTTGCTCCCGGTAGACGATCATTCCGTCACGCATGCGGATCTCCTTTCAGGACAGATGAGGTCGATGTACTGCGGGTATTCATCGCAGATGATGCGGATGATCTTTTCAAGCGCTTCTCGACCGCTGATGTCGCATGCGACGTGAATCTTTCGTAGGGGTATCAGCTGCTCGATGTCCTCCAACGTCCTGAGGTCGAAGGAGTGAAGGTCGAAGATGAGGCGAGAGAGCCGCCCCTCTCGTTCTCCGAGCCAGGTGAGGTTGTAGCCGACACCGTTGACCGTGCGGATTCGACGACCTTGGGTAATGGGGTGTGACATTGAGTCCTCCAGTAGGGTCAGATGGCGCCGAGCATGAGGAGCGTCAATGCCGCGGTCGCTGGAATGGCTGCGAGTAAGGCGAATCCAAATCGAAGCTCGCGACGGTCTTCTTCCTCGGAGCAGAACGGTCCGCGGTAGTCCTGGTCCGGGGCGCCGAAGACGAAGCGGGAAAATGCCGGCGGAAGGTGGGCGACCATGCGAAGAAGCGTTGTCATTTGGAGCTCCTTTCAGGGGAGGTGAGAATGGGGGTGTAGACGTCGGGGTCAAACCAGTTTTCACGTAGAGTCACCACGGACGCAGATTCGAGAGGGTTGGCAGCGCCGATGGGGCCATCGCAAAGGCACACCACCAGCGACGGGTCAACCGTCTCTAGCGCCGCCTTCAGTTGACCGACAGTGAGGCGGCCATATTCGACGGCACGCGAGAGGCAGCCTCTGGTTGCGCGCTTATGGTTGAGCACGATGGCCTGCTTGCGAGCGGGTTTGTTGTCGGTGTTGTTCATGATGGATTCCCGAATTGCTGGGCTCTCCTCGCAGTGAGAAGATGGATGGTGAAGCAATTACCCAACCACTCACTGGAGGAGATACTTATGACTTCAAATGACAATGGCAAGAACGCGTTTACAAGCGATGAAGCGACGAAGATCATCTGCACTGCGCTTACGAACGGCTCCCTTGTGCTTCCGCTTAACAAGAAGCTTCAGGACCTTGGCCTTGTGCAGTTCGTCAAGCTTTGCGCCGGCAAAAACGTCATCAACGACGAGGACGACGTTGAAGAGGTGCTTCGGAAGGCGCTCATCCACTGGGAGGGCGAGAAGCTCGCGGCGTTTGCGCGCGCGGATGCTCTTTACCTTCTTGCTCTCCGGAAGGCGTTGACCGAGGGAATCACTGAGAAAGAAGCCCAGAGGATCCTCTTCTCTTGGGGCTAGTCGCCCGTGGAGCTCCTCGAGGGTGTCGAGGAGATCAGGGACCCCCATGCGGTAGCAGTTATTTCGGAACGACTTCACGAAGGCTGCGCATTGACTTTTCCAAATGTCGATCGCGGCCTCTTTGCTTATGCGCTTGATTTGGTCGGTCATGCCGCCCTCCTTTCTGACACGGACTGCTTCGCACCCGGTTCAAGGATCGGATCTAGGTTCTCGTCTCCGGCGATTGCACAGACAAGTGCGGTACGGGCGACGGTGTCAGCGAGAAAGCCGATCGAGAAGTACGTCTCGTCGCAGTAAATGCGTTCTGAGAGTGTCCAGGTCAGCAGGTCCTGCATGGCTGTCTTCTTGATGTCGAGGACGAGGCGGGAGTATTCGTCTCGGATGTCATCGCTAGGAAATGCGGGGGCGCCTGCGAGCTCTGCCGCCATTCTGGTCCGCACGAGCTTGTAGTACTCGTGCTTGCGGGCTAAGGCGATGTAGGGGCGCATGAAGGCGCTCGTCAGGGCAAGTTGGTCAGTGGTGTCGGTCATGGTTCATTCCTCAAGTTCGATGTCATCTGCGATGTCGTTGAGCCAGACAGCGGTGTTCTTGATCTTGTCGGCTTCGTCGAGAAGGTTGAGGGCGTCTCCGCGAACACAGAGGCTGTATGCGTGGCGCAGCAATCGGCGAACGATAAACAGACGGCGACCTTCATCGGTATCAAGCTCTGCGACCGGGAGGCCGGAGAAGTGCTTTCCAAGCTTCTTGCGGATGGCTTGGACGTCGAGCGCCGTGCTGGAGAGAGTTTCAGTGTTGGTCATGAGAAAACTTTCCGCATAATGGTTGACTGATGTTAACGCATAGGCGTTAACGCAATGTTAACTAACGGTTGTTAACAGTGTCAACGTGGTGACAGCGTGAAGGGGCTTCCCTTTTGATATAAGTCAACAGTAGGTTAATTAAGAGCAAAAAAAACCGCCACTTCGCGTGAAGGGCGGCACTGTGTTGTGGATTAGAGGGAGCGTTTGATCTCAAGTACCTTACCGTAAATGCGGAGGCGATCCAGTTCCTCTCCGATGTACGTTTCGGACGGGTAAGACGGGTTGTCACTTGTGACGACGATGCCATCTTTACAGGTGGAGAGGCGTTTGACCTTCATGGCGCCGTCGATGGATATGACGTATATCTCGCCGTCAACGATATGGACAAACGGAACATGGGGGTCTGGGAATGTGGCAAAAGTTACCTTGTCTCCGTCGTAAATGAAGGGCTCCATGCTGTCGCCGTACACGCGTGCACGCTTGCAGTTGCGCGGCTGAACCATGTGCTCAATGAAAAAGTCCTCGTCGTAAATAACAGGCTTGCTTGAATGCACCTCTACCCACTCCGGCTCATTGTCCTTTGCGCCTGCGCATAAACGTAGCTCAAATTCAGGAATCGTTACGTACCCTGGTGGAGGAGTCGGCTCTTCCTTCGGGTCGTATGTCCGGACAAGTCCGTTCTCGAGGATGTCATGCAGCATGTCCACTGGGGTGTCAATGTACTCAGAAATCAAGCGAATGCTTTCTTGGGCGGGGACGCGGCCCTTGCTCCAGTGGAAAAAGTTCTGGCGAGCGATGCCGATGTCTCGGCACATCTGAGTAACCGTCTTTCCCTTGTCAGTAAGACGGCCTTTCACGAAGTCGATAAAGGAAATAGTGTCCATAGTCAGTCTCCCTGTTCACATTGTTAACCAAAAGTGAATTAACGTCATCTGACAATTCAGGTGGAAGTGTGTTACCATCTCACTTAACGTAATGTTAACTACTTGAAGGATATGACAAATAACGTTATTAACCCAGTTGACGTTGCCACTAGGGCAATTAATGGAACAGACAAGGATCTGGCGGAGGCTCTGGGGGTGCGCCCGTCAGCTGTGTGTCGGTGGCGCAAGAATGCAGAGATCCCTGCGCGGCGTTTGGCAGCCGTTTGCGCTTTAACCAATCTGCCTCCGCACGTGCTGAGCTCCGACTTCAAAACAAAATCACCACACGAGAAGGAGGCCGTATGAGCGAGCGAGAATCCGCAAAGTTCTACTGGCTTCAGCTACGCGAAGAGTTTTTTGAGAGCGACGAGATCGACTGGCTTGAGGAGCAGCCGAATGGACCCGCCCAAGTGCTCTTCTACCTGAAGCTTTGTCTCAAATCCCTCAAGACTGACGGCCTTCTTGTGCGCAAGGTTGGGCAGATGCTCATCCCGTATGACGCAGAAAAGCTCGCCGTTTTCACCAAGACCGATGTCAACACCGTCCAGTGCGCAATCGTCAACCTGAAGATGTGCGGGCTCGTTGAGGTCTTGGAAGACGGTACGCTGTTCCTGTCACATCTGACGAATTTGATCGGGTCGCAGAGTGTTGGCGCCATGAAGCGTCAGCAACAGAGGGCCCGCCAGAAAGAAGCAAAAAACGTCTCTCTTACAAACACACGACAAGTTGACGACAAATGTCGCGACAAATGTCCACCAGAGTATAGAGATAAGAGATTAGAGACTAGAAGGGAGGATATGGGTGGAAATTCGGCGCCTCTTGACGACTATGACCTGATCGCCGACGAGGTCGGCTCTGAGTTCGACGTTGTCGAACCCCCGCCCGAACCGCCCGCGTGCAACGAGGAAAAGGATCAAGGCTCACGCATGCCGCCGTGTCCCTACGACCGGATCGTGACCCTCTACCACGAGATCCTGCCTGAGCTCCCCCGGGTGGCCACGCTCACATCCAAGCGCAGAAGCTGGATCACGGCACGCTGGCGCTCTGTCTGCACGACCGAGAAGGTCGCGAGTCAGGCTGACGGGCTTGACCTCTTTCGGGGGTACTTTTCCTTGGTACGAAAAAGCCCCTTCCTGATGGGGTTGAAGCAACCAGGAAAGGGCCATAGCAGAACGTTCAAGGCCGACTTGGAGTGGCTCATGAACGAGTCAAATTTTACCAAAGTCGTGGAAGGGAAGTACGCGTGATGGGAGCCGAAAAACGGGCTTTAAAACCCGTCAGAAAGAACGGGTTTTAAAAACCGTCTAAAAAGGTAGCGATATGGCAGACATTTTTCAATCGATAGCCATCTTATGCGTGGCAATTACGGGCATCGCCTTGACCCTGTACTACCGGGGGCTGCGGGATCGCGTGGATGTGATCCAGAGGTGGATGAACTCTGTCAGAGAGCAGTCATCGACCCTGAGCTCTTACGAGGCGCCAGAGAGCTCTCCTGATTCCAAAGACGGGACCGGGATGGATTCGCGGAGCGTCTTATGAAGCCACCGCCAGCGGTAGTCGATGGAGATCTCTATGGATTCTGCGGGCTTATGGAGCCTAACCCAAAGCCAGATCCCTTCTTCGAGGGAATTGGCGGAGGTCTGAAAATCGACGGGGATCGAATCTGAAAACTGAATGTCTCCAAAGTCTCCGAATCCATATCCTAAAGTGCCATTGGTTCTGCGCCCGACATCAAAACCTTTAGCAAAGAGACGGCCGAACCGAACGTTTTGCAAAGTGGTGCTTATCGAAAGACGGATTTCCAGATAGTGGTAGCCGTCTCGGCCCAGGTGGATCTTGGGGGCGGATGCTCGCTTAAGGAACGGGAGCTGCATTTGGATGAACGTGAGGTAGATGCCGATGATGCCGGCGACGGTGGCCGTAAAACCGAAAAACGTAGATAGATCCATGACTTTCTCCGTGGGGTGGTTGATGGACTGTGTTGGCGAACACACCTCAATCATCCCACGGAACCAAACAAAAGGAGTTGCCGCTATGGCAGGGTTTCTTTCAAAAGCGATCAGCGAACAGAAAGCGCGGACGCGTCCGGATGCTGATGAGGGCAACGGTTCCTACATGGTGCCGACGTCGATGGCGTGTCCGGCTGCCGGCTGTCCGTTCCCGTGCGATACGGGGCGCAACGGTCGGTTCCTTTGCTCATTCCATACGGGCGTGCAGTCGCAGTACTGGCCGCTCGTCACGGAGATTCTGCAAAGGTATTGGGCCGTCTGGCAGATGGCCATCATTCACTACCAATGCTTCAACGACTTGGAGGCAGCGACTGAAGTGATTCACCAGATCAACGCGGATCCCGTCATGCGGGCGGCAGGCATCGAGATGCTGAGTGAGGCCGAGATGAAGGCGATGTATGGGCGCGGAACTGGCCACTTCCCGCTCGACATCATCTCGACCATGATCCATCGTGAGATCGAAGTTGGGATCGCCAAGAAGCGCGAGCGTGACGCCGGCAAGAAGCAGGCAAGGCCGTCGGCTGCAGAGCGTGTACGTTCGCTTTGTCAGCGTATCGGTCATCGTGCGGCGCCGATGGCGGAGCCGGTTTGAGGAGTGGAAATGGAATGGTAGTCGTCGAAGGGGAGCCGATCGGTAAGGGGCGCCCTCGGGTGAGCTCGAGATCCGGCACTGTCTACACGCCTAGGAAGACTGTTGCGTATGAGGATGCGCTTCGCTTCGCTGCAAAACTGTCAAAAGATCGGCTTGGTATGGCCCCGGCCATTGCGATCATTCGAGCTTTCTCTGAACCGCCGACATCATGGTCGCAGAAGAAAAAGAAGGTGGCAGTCGGCGGCAGGGTTCAGAAGATCACGAAGCCGGATATAGACAACGTCGTGAAGTCGGCTCTGGACGGCATTCAGGACGTGTGCTTTGAGGACGACAGACAGATCGTTGCATGCGTGGCCATCAAAGCCTATGACGTTCGGGCGAGGCTCGAGATCGAGCTCCTTGCGATCAAAGATGAGGGAGAGGTGCTCATCGCGCAGGGTGAGGGCAGAAGCTTCGAGGGGTGTTCGCTTGAGGATTTGCTGGCAAAGGTACTGGGAGGTAATTGTGGAGCGGGACTGGCAGACTGTGAAGAGACTGGAGAACTGGTTGAGGGTCTTCGCGCCGCGTAGGGCAGTCTCTTCATGGGGGCGAGCACCATTCCTTGCGTTGGAAGAAACTCTTTTGAGGGAGTATGGACGCGATGAGAATGCACCGTGCAAGGCGGCGCCGTCTAAACAGTTGGATCTGGCTGACGCTGAAAAGGTCGAGACGGCTCTTTGCTCACCTCTCATGCCGGCTATCGAAAAGAAGCTGATCGTGACGTTTTACCTTGCTAAGGATGTCCAGTGGTTCGCGTTCGGTCGACTCTGTCGGGCAGCGGGTACGAGTAGGCGCAATGCAGCCGATGATCTGATGGCGGCCGAGTGGCTGCTAGGGAACTTGCTCCGTCGGCTCTACGATGCCTGAACAAGATTTTTGCTGTTTAGTGTAAGCAGACGTAAAAATAGGGGTGCAGACCTTGAACCGGGTTCTCTATACTTTGCTCATGAATTAGTACGAAGCTGTGAATCAGCCAAAATGAGCGCACGCGCAGGCCGAAGTGTATCTGTAGCAAGCGCTCAAGGCGCTAGTTCTTCTCTGAGTCGCTGACGCAAGGGTGACATCGAGAAACTCCGAAGGAAGAAAGACGGGAAAGGGCGACTTCGAAAGAGGCCGCCCTTTTTCTATTGATGGTTCGCTACCTTAGGGCAGTTTGCTCCGAGGTCGGGGCGGGGAGAAATCCTCGCCCTCTCTAATTATTTGGGTTACCTGTCAATAACCCCCGCCTCAAGGCGGAGGCTTGAAAAAGCCTTTATTGACTAGTCTCAGCAAACCTCCTCGGGGAGGCGAGCTACGTTGGTTTGGAATGTACAGGCACCGTGGGATGTTCATCCTAGTCCCACGCTCTGCGGTCAGTGGTTAAAAGTTCTGAGAGGTAGGAACGGTGCTACTGGCAAGAAACCCTTTCCAACATTGACGAAGGATGTCAACCGGCCTTCGGGCCGCGTAAGCGGAGCCTGCGGGTATCCGCAAAGATTTAACCGAACTTAGAAAGGAGTGCGGCGCTTCCTCCCCTTCCTAAAGGAAGAGGTTTCCGCGCCGAATCATTATGAAGAAAGCTATTGTGGCGGCCATTGCGGTCGCCTTTTTCGTTTCTACAGCTGCGGAAGCACGAGGTGGTCGAGGCTTTAGCGGCGGTCGATCTTTCTCCCGTCCTGCTCCGGCCAGAACCTATGCACCTAAGAGCACGACCGTCGTGAAGAAAAATACGACCGTTGTCAACCAGACTGTGAATCAGGCCCCTGCCTCCAGTGGTGGCGGCTTCTGGTCGTCTGTCATGGGGGCCGCCGCAGGCTCTATGGCTGGCAATGCCATTTACGACGCAGTGACAAAGGACGACGAACCGAAGCAGCCGGCACAAGCTCAGCAACCGCAGGTCGTTTACGTACCTGTCGGCTCTGACGGAAAGCCTGTTCAGCAGGCTCAATAAGCCGCTTTTTCTTGGTTCATCTCGGAAGTCCGTGGAACGCGGCCTTCCGAGATGAACCTTTTATTCAGGTGAAGGATGCCGATCTTGACTCTCTGCAAGTATCCAGGCTGCCGCAAGCCGGTCCCGCTTGGTGCCAAGTATTGCGAAGCTCACAAGTCCGCAGGCGAGGCTCGTGACGCGAAGTTCTCGGTCGATCGAGAGAGGCGCCGGACGGAGAGAACTGGTTCGTCGGCGGCTCGAGGCTACGGCTACAAGTGGCAGAGACTTCGAGCTCGAATCCTGGCAGCGCATCCGCTATGTGTTGAGTGTGAGAAGCGCGGGATTATCAAGTTGGCGACCGACGTCGACCACATCAGGCCGCACAAGGGGAACCCGTTCCTCATGTGGGACGAGGACAACCTTCAGCCGCTGTGTCACGAGTGTCACTCCAAGAAGACTGCTCGCGAAGACGGCGGCTTTGGAAATTCCTTTTAGACGTCCTCTCGCATAAAACTTAAGCCGGGAACGTTTGGAAGATATTTGCCCTTCCAAGGTGCATCCTTCTTCTTTCCAAGCTTGTACAAGGCTTCGTCTTCTGGCTCGTCATCGAACGTTATCTCGAACTTGCAGGGGCCGCATTCTCTGGCGTCAGCAATCTCTGACAGATCGTAGTAGCGGTCTGCGATTGTTTCGCACAAGAGCTGAAACTCTGCTTCTTTTGTGTGGCCGTTGTTGTGACGCTTCTTGTTCCACTTCTCCTTGATCTCGTCATCGAGGATTTGAGTGAACAAGGGTTCGTTGCTCTCTAGATATTCAGAAAGCTGATTCTTTCTCTTGAAGGCGGGAACGTCTTCCTTGATTGCAGACAGTCTGGCTTGAATATCTTTGATCGTGTGGCGTTCAACAAATCCGTTTACGGTGTATTTGGCACGTTCGGCTTCGATGTCCAGTACGTCTGCCCAAGGCCTGCACGTTTTATGCATGCCGCGAGTGGCGATGCGCTTGGACAAACAAATCGGTGCCCAGTATTCCCACTCTTGCCAAGTCCAGTCAGTGTCTTTGACGATTGGGTAAAGGAGATCGAACAACGTGCACTTCTCGTTGCTTTCTTGCTTGCTCAAATAGGTGTCGATCTGTTTGAGAAACTTGGATTTGGTGTCGTAAGAGAAGCTGGTGAGTTCAAGCGTTTCTGTCATCGCTTTCGTCAATAACTTCTTGTTTCTTTCCCATTCTTCTAGATCGTAGTCACGCTCGCTCTTTTCGGGCTTCGTTGATCTGCTGCCAGATGGAAAGAAGACTTTGAAAATGGCTGATAGAAATCCCATGCCGATCTCCTTTTGAGGTTGCTTTGCTGTTCATGATACGCGTGAAGGGTAGGGGCGGGTCAAAAGTCGCCGCCCCAATGGATCTAGACCGCGCCCCCAGCTAATTTTTTACGCGTGCAATTCGTGGAGTTTTCAATGCCGAGAGCAAGCAAGTCGGATGCCGAGAAGGCCGCGTCGGGTACGCTTCAGCCGTGCCGTCGCTCGAGGTCGATCGTCATCTCTGATGCTACCTTGACTGAGACGCCGCCCGTCGGTTTGACAAAGGATGCTCGCGAAGCTTGGAAGCTCGCGATTGCCTGCGCACCAAAGGGAATGCTCACGGCACTTGACGTGACGGTGCTTGAGCGCTGGGCGAGGAACTATGCGCTATATCGCAAGATCGCCAAGCAGCTCGACCACGAGGACGTTGTCGCTCTGGACGAGGAAGGCAATATCTCAGACAAGCTTAACCCTCGATTCAACGCACTCATCAAAGTGCAGCAGGTTCTCGCGGGCTGTGAAAAAGAGTTGGGATTCACGCCTGTCTCTCGCGCGCGCGTGAAGGCGGATCCCAAGGACGAAGAGCAGAACGAATACGATGGCTTCTAGAGACTATTGCGGGATCGCCAGGCAGTATGCGGCTGACATTCTTGGCGGGAAGATTCCAGCCTGCAAGTGGGTGAAGCTAGCCGTTGATCGACAGCTTGCTGACTTGAAAAAGTACGTCGGCGACAGGTCCCTGTATGTTTTCGACGAAAACGAGGCCAATCGCGTCTGCAAGTTCATCGAGCTTCTCACCCACACAAAGGGTGAGCTTGCCGGCACTCGCATCCATCTTGAGCCTTGGCAGGTTTTCATTCTGACGACGGTGTTCGGCTGGTTGCGTCGAGCTGACGGCGGCCGCCGGTATCGACGAGCCTATGTTGAAGTGAGTCGCGGAAACGGCAAGTCTACTTTGTGCTCTGGGATTGGCCTCTATTGCCTATTGGCTGATCGAGAGGGCGGTGCCGAGGTCTACAGCTTCGCCACCACGCGAGACCAAGCGAAGATCGTCTTCGGTGACGCGAAGGTGATGGCTGAGCGGAATGCGCCGCTACGGAACAAGTTCGGGCTTCAGGTGCTGGCGAACGCGCTCTACGTGCCGACCAGCAATTCGACCTTTCAGGCGAAGTCTGCAGAAGGCTCGACCCTTGACGGCTTGAATACTCACTTGGCCATCATCGATGAGCTGCACGCCCACAAGACGCGAGCCGTCTACGACGTGGTCGAAACGTCGACCGGCAAGCGCAAGAACTCGCTGATGTTCGTCATTACGACGGCGGGGTTCGATACGTCGGGCATCTGCTACGAAGTTCGAACGATGGTCACGAAGGTGCTCGAGAAGAGCGTCGTGGACGAGACGCAGTTCGGGATCATCTACGGTCTGGACGAAGGCGACGATTGGACGACTGTCGAAGCTTTGGAGAAGGCGAACCCGAACTGGGGCATTTCCGTACGCCCTGAAATCATCACCTCCCTGATGAAGAAGGCGATCGCGCTTCCGAGCGCTGTCAACAACTTCAAGACCAAGCACCTGAATATCTGGTGCTCCGCTTCGTCGGCCTGGATGGACATGCAGGCCTGGGAAGCGGGCGAGATCAATGTCGATCGAAGCGACTTCGAAGGTCAGCCCTGCTACATCGGCTTGGACGTCGGAGCAAAGAACGACGTCACGGCCAAGGTGCTTCTCTTTCCGGTCGGCAAGTCCTTCGTTGTCTTCGCCGACTTTTATTTGCCTGAGGCCGCCGTCGAGAAGTCGACCAACTCTCAGTATCGAGGTTGGGTCGAGGAAGGCTGGATCACGCAATCCGGCGGTGCGATGACGGACCTCGCCCGCATCGAAGAGGATATCCGTGACGACTTGTCACGCTTTGATGTGAAGGGCATCGCCTATGACCCGTGGAACGCGCTGCAGCTCGCTACTAACCTCGGGAACGACGGTGCTCCTATGGTCGAGTATCGGAACACGGTCCAGAACTTTTCGGATCCGATGAAGTCGCTCGAGGCGCTGGTCCAGGACAAGCGCGTGAACCATGACGGGAATCCCGTTCTCCGATGGATGATGGGAAACGTCGCGGCCAAGCTCGATGCGAAGGACAACATCTTTCCGCGCAAGGAGCGCTACGAAAACAAGATCGACGGCGTTGTCGCGCTCATCATGGCGCTCGGCATTGCGACCAGCGGTGAAGGCGAGGTGAATCCTTTTGCAGATATCGCGGAGTCGAAAGCGCCATGCTTTTTTGAGTGGTAACACACATGTTTGTTAAACGATTAGTTAATTGGGTGGCAAATTGGGGAGGACCTCTCGGCACGGCCACGGGTCAGCAAGTTCCGCTGCCCATCGAGCCGATCCTTGATCAAACCAAGACTGTTACCCCTGATGCCGCGCTTCAAATCAGCGCGGTTTTTGCATGCGTCGAGCTGCTGGCGCAGACGATCAGTACGCTTCCGCTCTATGTGTACAAAGACACGGAAGCAGGCGGGCGAACGCCCGATAAAGGCCGTCTGTGGATGCTTCTTCATGAGCGTCCGAATGCCTGGATGACCCCATGCGAATTCCTTTCGGCGATGGTTGTCAATCGCATGCTTCGCGGCAATGCCTATGCGCAGATTGTTCGCGATGGAGCGGGCGAACCGATTGCACTCGTTCCCTTGTCGCCGGATCAGATGGAGGTCTCCATCACGTCCGGTGGTGAGGTCTACACGTACTACCAAGACGGTGTGGTTTCGGTCATTGCGCCAGAGAACATGATTCACTGGAAGGGCCTCGGCAACGGATACATCGGTCTGTTGAAGCTTGAGTACATGAGAGCGACTGCTGATGAAGCGATCAGCGCACAGGACAATGCTTCGAGGCTTTACGGCTCTTACTCGAAGCCGTCGGGCGTTTTGCAGACTGACTCGGCTTTGAACGACGAGCAATTGAAGGCGGTCTTTGAACGCTTCAAGGGCATGTCCCGAAGCGGCAGCGCAGGCCTGTACGTTGTCGACCGCGGGTTGAAGTATCAACAGCTTTCTCTGACGCCTGCGGATGCGCAATTGCTCCAGACACGGCAATTCAGTGTTGAGGAAATCTGTCGATGGTTCGGTGTGCCTGGCGTGCTTGTCGGCTCGACGGCCACGACGACTTGGGGAAGCGGCATTCAGCAGATCGTTGAAGGCTTTCACAAGTTTACGGTCGGGCCGTTGTGCAAACAGTTGGAGCAGGCTCTATCGCGTCGTCTGGTCAATGCCGTGGATTTGAACACGACGATCGAGTTCAAGCTCGATGGCTTCCTGCGCACCACGCCTGAAGCTCGTGCTTCTTTCTACAGCACGATGGCACAGAACGGCGCGATGACGCGAAACGAGATCCGCAGACTTGAAAACCTTCCGCCCGTGAAGGGCGGCGATGCCTTGACGGCTCAGTCGAATTTGGTTCCGATTGAGAAGCTTGGCATGCAAGAGCGTTCCGGCTCTTCGCCGAAAGATGGCACTCCTGTGAGGCAATGATTATGAAACTTAACTTTAAAAGCGTCCCGCTCACGGGCGTGGAACTCAAATTTGACGAAGGTGGTCGGCGCTTCAAGGGGTATGCGTCAACCTTCAACGGAAACGACAGCTACGGCGACACGATCCTCCCCGGCGCATACCAAAAGACGATTGCTGAGAACATGCCGAAGATGTTCTGGGGGCACGATTGGGATATTCCGATCGGCAAGTGGCTCTCTGCCGTAGAAGATGAAAAGGGCCTGCTTGTGGAGGGTGAATTTACGCCCGGCAACGCTCAGGCTGAAGCTGTGATGTCTGCGATGAAGCACGGCACGGTTGACGGCCTCTCTATTGGCTTTCGCCTCGCTGAAGGCGACTATGAATCGAAAAAGGACGGCGGCCGCATCATCAAGAACGTGTCGAAGTTGTATGAAATCTCTGTTGTCAACTTCCCTGCAGATGACGATGCGCGAGTGTCTGAAGTCCGCTCTGAGGATGTTGACAACCTGAAATCCATTCGTGACTTTGAAAACTTCCTGCGGGATGCAGGCGGGTTCTCGAAGTCCGTAGCGACGTCCATCGTCGCAAAAGCCAAGAAGCTTTTCGCTGATCAGAGGGAGTCTGATGTTGACGAAAAAGCGGCAACTGAACTGCTTGAGCGTTTGAAAAAGCTTGAGCAATCTCTCTCCTAATGAAAATGTGAATCCTATGGAAATGAAAGAAATTCTTGACGCCCTTGAGCGCGTCGAAGGCAAGATGTCTGAGACTTCTCAGTCCAACGCAGATGAGCTTAAGCGCCTTGGTGAAGAACAGCTTAAGTTCTCCCGCGCTCTTCTCGAGCTTCAGCAGAAGGGCGTTGCCGCTCAGAAGGAAGCCGAAGTTAAGACGGCTGGTGACAGCGTTGTCGATACCGACGGCTTCAAGGCCTTCCGCGATGGTTCTGCGCAGAAGGCTCGCGTCGAAATCGCCGAAAAGTTCGATAAGAAGGAAGCGGTCAATCCGATCGCCACCCCGACTGGCGGCATCGTTCAGGCTTATCGTCGCCCGGGCATCCTCGCGGGTGCTTTCCGTCCGCTCACGATTGAAGGTCTCTTCCCGACGCTCCCGATTACCACGAACGCTTTTGAATTTGTTCAGGAAAAGGAAGCCGAGAACTTCAACGGTGCGGCTTTCGTTGCTGAAGGTGCTCAGAAGCCGTTTGGTTCTACGGCCTTCGAAACGAAGACCGGCACGATCAAGACGATCGCTCATCTTGCTCGCGTGTCCAAGCAGCTGATGGCTGATGCTCCGGCTCTCGTGGCCTACATCAATCAGCGTCTTGTGTACGGTATCGATCTCGTCGTCGAAGATCAGCTCGTGACTGGCAACGGCACGGGTCAGAACCTCAGCGGCATTCTTACCGCAGGCAACTTCACCGATCACGGCATCACGAAGCTTGCTCAGCTCCCGAAGAACCCGACGTCCTTTGACCTCATCCTCATGGCCAAGTCCAAGGTCGAACAGGCTTTCTTCCGTCCGAACGTGATTCTTCTGAATCCGGCTGACTGGACGAACATGCAGATGGAAAAGAATGCCTCTGGTGACTACTACCTCGGTCATCCGGCTTCTGTCGCTCCGAAGTATCTCTGGGGCCTTCCGGTCTGGACGACGCCGGCCATTACCGCTGGCAAGTTCCTCGTCGGCGACTTTACGCAGGCCGCTACGCTTTGGAACCGTCAGGGCATGACCGTCGAACTGTTCGAACAGGACAGCGACAACGTTCAGAAGAACTTGGTCACGATCCGTGCTGAACGCCGTCTCGGCTTCGGCGTCGAACGTACCAAGGCCCTCGTCGGCGGCTCTCTCACGCTCCCGACGGCCTAAGTAAGGAGGCGTCATGATTGACACGTCTACGGCGAAGTCAGCTGTGACGCTCGAGGACGCAAAGCTTCATCTCCGCGTCGATCACTCCGCTGACGATGCGCTGATCGAGGCTTTGTGTCTCTCCGCTACCCAGATGGCTGAGCACGAGTTACAGCGCGGCTTGATCTCGCGAGAAGGGACGGTCGGTTATGGCGCTGAACCTTCCGACGTTCCCGCCGCGATCAGGCAATGGATTCTGATTCAGGTCGCCCATTACTACGAGCATCGTGAAGCCACGGTTGAAGGTGCTGTAACGCCTTTGCCGAAACTTCATGCTTTGCTCGATCCTTTTAGGACGTGGAAATGAATCGACCTGAAATCGGAAAGCTGAATCGAAGGGTCAAGATCTTTCACACGATGTCTGTGCCGGATGAACGTCTTGGGTTTTCCAAAGCGTCTGTCCGCGAAGATGTCGTGTGGGGGAGGCTTGAGCCTGTCGGCTCTTGCATCTACTTCGGATCGAAGCAGATCGAGTCTGGTGTGACGCATCGTGTGATTGTTCGCTCGATGCCCGGTCGCACTGGTCCTCGAGACTTCAAGAGCGTGACCGAGCTGATGATCGAAGGCGTGATTTATCGCCTTCGTCGTGTAGCTGATCTTGGCGGTCTTGACCGCTTCACCGTTCTTGACGTGGAGGAAAAGACTGATGCTTGTGCAGTGCGCCGTCGATCCTGGGTATCGCAAGATTGACTACGATCCGAAGGCTTTGAAACAGCCGCTTCGCAAATCAGGTAATGCCGTTCGCAAGATCGCCAGAAAGATGATTTCGCGTGAGGCTGTGTCTGAGGCTGGTCAGTTCCCCGGCAAACAAACGGGTGAAATGGCGAAGTCGATCAAGGTCAAAGTGTCGAAGTCTGGGTATTCCGTTGCGGTCTATCCGACGAAGACGCAGGCAATGCCTGCCTACTATCCCGCTTTTGTTGTGTATGGCCATAGAGCGCCATATTCCGAGACGGCTCAAGAAGCCAGATCGCACAAACAGAGAGCAGGGAAAAAGGTGGCAGCGCCTCGCAAAAACTTCGTGCCAGAGGCCGCGGACAAATACGCGAAGACCTTTGAAAGCGAGATGTTTGATGCACTTGGAGACGCGATCAAATGATTCTTGATCCAATCATTTCCGCGCTGAGAAAGCGTTGTAAGACGCTAGACGGCCGAGTAGCTGGCGCGGCTCAGTGGGCAGGCTTGACGGAAGATGAAAATCCCGCCTTGCCTGCTGCGTATGTCGTGCCTCTTCGCGAAGATGCAGGCCCGAATGAGTCGCAGGTCAGCTACTACCAGACGATCACGAACACTTTTGGCGTCATCCTGCTCGTGCCGAATTTTGCGGACGAACGCGGTCAGGATGCGTCTCGGTGGATCGAGCTTCTGCGCCGAGAAGTTTTCAAAGCCTTGCTTTCAACAAAGTTTGGACCTCTCGACGAGTCAAGCGAAATCGTTTTTGATGGCGGATCTCTGATCTACCTTGACGATGCTCGTGCGGCATACCAGCTCGACTTTGCTTTTGAGACGTACCTAGATGTCTCTGACACGTATCAGCAGACTGAGCTGGACGAGCTTCAGCCTTTCGAGGGCATGGACGTCGACGTCGATCAAATCGAACCATCAATCTCAGGAAAGTCCGACGGTCGACCTGAGCAATCTTTTAAGGTGGAATTCAAATGAGCGTGAGTTTTAACACGATTCCGAGCGGCATTAGAGTGCCGCTTTTTTATGCGGAAATGGACAACTCTCAGGCCGCCACGCCGACGAGTCAGACCGCTTCTCTCCTCATCGGTCAGATGATTGAGGTCGGCACGGCTGAAGCTGGCAAGCCTGTCTTTGTGTCCACAGCCGCGATGGCGAAAAGCCTTTTTGGGCGAGGCTCTATGCTCGCTCGCATGGTTGACGCTTATCGCAAGGTCGACTCTTTTGGCCAGCTCGTGTGCATTCCTGTCGCCGATGGCGAAGACGCGGGTGCTGCATCCGGTAAGGCCGAAATCTCTGGTACTGCTCTTGAGGCAGGTACGCTGAGCTTCTATGTCGGCGGTGAGCGAGTTCAGGTGGCCGTTGCCGAAGGCGACACGGCTTCCAAGATCGCCAAGAGCCTTGGCGACGCAATTACTGTTGTCAAGGATTTGCCGGTCACGGCAAGCGCTAATGAAGGCGCATGCACGGTCAATGCAAAGCAGAAGGGCACTGTCGGCAACGGCATTCAGCTTGCTGTCAATCTTCGTGGCCTGATCAACGGTGAAACGCTTCCGGCCGGCATCAGGGTTGAGATTACCCAGATGGCTGGCGGCACGGCCGATCCTGATCTGACCGCCGCTTTTGATGCGATGGGCGATGAGTCTTACGATTTCGTTGGCTGTCCGTATGCCGACGCGGCCACGCTCGACAAGCTTGCCGAGAAGATGAATGACACGAGCGGCCGCTGGTCTCCTTTCCAGATGCTTTTCGGCCACGTGTACACGGCCAAGCGTGGTGATGTGAATGCACTCGTCGCTTTCGGCAAGACTCGCAACAATCAGCACGAAACGGTTGTTGGTGTCGAACCGAAGCTTCCGACGCATGCGGCCGAAGTCCTTGCGGCTTACCTCGCTCGCACGTCTGTCTTCATCTCGGCTGACCCGGCTCGTCCGACGCAAACGGGTGTCCTGACTGGCGTGATGGCCTCGCCTGAAGGCTCTCGATTCGCTCAGACGGATCGCCAGACGCTTCTCGAGAACGGAATTGCAACGCTGTACACGATCAGCGGTTCGGTCATGATCGAACGCGCCATCACGACGTATCAGAAGAACTCTTTTGGTGACGCTGACGCTTCGTACCTTGACTCTGAGACGCTTCACACGTCGGCTTATGTCCTTCGTCAGATGAAGTCGATCATCACGAGCAAGTACGCACGTCACAAACTTGCATCCGACGGCACTCGCTTCGGTGCAGGTCAGGCGATTGTGACGCCGTCCGTCATCCGCGGTGAGTTGATCGCTCTCTATCGACGCCTGGAACTCGAGGGCATCGTCGAGAACGCAGATCTCTTCAAGAAGTATCTGATCGTTGAGCGTAATGTCAACAATCCCAACAGGCTTGATGTGCTGTTCCCGCCTGACTACGTGAACCAGCTCAGGATTTTTGCGGTTCTCAATCAGTTCCGCCTTCAGCATCAGGAGTAATCATGGGTAAGAAAATTGCAGGGACCTGCTTTGTCAAGGTCAACGGTCAGCAACTTGAGCTTCAGGGAAACATTGAATTCCCGCTGACTTCTGTTCAGCGTGAGACGATGCTTTCCACGACTGGCGTTGCCGGCTTCAAGGAGACCGTCACGGCTCCGTATGTCAGTGGTGACTTCATTGTTCCGTCCGACTTTCCGATCGAAGAGATCAAGGAAAACGTCGCTCAGACGATCACGGTCGAATGTGCGAATGGCATGGTCTACACGCTCAGCGACGCATATGTGACTGACGTGATCGCCTACAAGCCCGTCGACGGTACGCTGACGGTCAAGTGGGAAGGCACCAACGGGGAGCTCGGCTGATGGAAACGTTCACTCTTTCTCAGCCCATTCAGCACGGCACTACGGAAATCGTTGAGCTGACGCTTCGTGAACCTACGACCAAGGACGTCAACGATCTTGGCCTTCCGTTCAAGCTCGATGCGTCGCTCATCTCCGAGCCTGTGCCGGCTGTCTGTGCAAAGTACATCTCTCGACTCGCGTGCATTCCGCCGAGCGTCGTCGAGAAGATCGCACTGAGCGACTACACGATGCTTCTGTATCGCGTTGTCGCTTTTTTTACGCCTTCCCGCGAGCCTCAGCAGCAGAGCTGATCAACCTGGCTTTTGAAGTCGCTTATTGGTGGCGGCTTCGGCCTGGGGACGCGCTAGAGCTTCCGCTCTCTGAGCTGAGGCTCTACGTCGATCAGTGGAATCGCATTCAGGAGAAACTTAATGGCGAATAAGGATTTCAGGCTGACCGCTATTTTGGCGGTGCGCGATACGATGTCGCCCGTCTTGGCCGTCGCCTCTCAGAAGTGGGAGGGTTTCAAGAAGGCGGTCAACTCGACTGAATTCGATGACCTCAACCGAAAGCTCAAGCTTGCTCAGCGATCGGTCAAGGACTTTGCGAGCGAGGCGCAGGGCGTTGCTCAGTCGGTAGGCGCGCCGTTTGCGGCCGTAGCCGGAGCAGTAGGCTTCAGCCTTCAGTCTGCGGTGACGGGGTTCGCTCAGGCTGGCGACAGCCTCGACAAGATGTCCGCGCGGCTCGGCATCTCGGTCGTGAAGCTTCAGGAGTGGAGCTTCGCCGCAACGCATGCAGGCGCAGCCCCAGAGGATCTGGAGGATGCGCTGAAGGATTTGTCTGAGAAGATCGCAGAGGTGGCCGGAGGCGATACCGGCGATGCCGCGCAGCTCTTCTCGGCCCTGGGGATCTCCGTGAATGACGCTTCCGGCAAGATTCGACCCGCTTCCGATATCTTTGAGGAGTTGGCGGATGCGATCCAACGCAACGAGGATCCCGCCCTTCGTACAAAGATGGCCATGGTTCTTATGGGCGACAGCGGGCGCAAGCTGATCCCCATGCTCTCAGGCGGCGCGCAGGGGCTTGACGACATGGCCAAGCAGGCGCGCGACCTTGGTCTGGTCATGAATGAGGATGCTGTCGCGGCCGCGGCCCAGATGACGGACCACATGGATGACATGAAGGCCAGCGTCACGGCGGTCGGTCATGAGATCGGCTACCGCTTGTCCCCTATTGTCATCAGCATGTCGGACCGCTTCCGCGATCTGGCCGCGGCCAATAAGGGAGCGCTTGGGGAAAAGTTTGAAAAGGTCGCTCGATCGTTTGCCGATGCCGTCGGCCAAATCGACTTCGAGGGCATTGCGTCCGCGATCCTGACAATCGCAGACTATGCGGTTAGGGCGTTCAACGCAATCGGCGGCTTCAATACGGTCCTTTACGGCATGGGCGCACTCATTGCCGGCAAGAGCATCATGGCTGTGGTGTCTCTGGGATCCAGCGTCATCGGACTGGCCCAGTCTTTCGGTGCTGTCGCGACTGCCGCGAAGGCTTTCGGCGTAGTTGCCACGACGTCGATGGGTCCGATCGGTTGGGCGCTTGGTGCGCTTGCTCTCGCGGCTGGCGTCGTCATCGCAAACTGGGATCGCATCGGTCCAGTCATTACAGAGTCGATCGGTTCTGTTGTCGACTTCGCAGCCGGCGCTTTTGATGTCTGCAAAAAGAAGTTTGGGGCTGTAGCCGGTGCGATCCTGACGACTGCCACGGGCCTTTTCCGCGGGGACTTCAAGACGCTTTTCGGCGGTCTCGATGATCTGGCGCTCGCGTCCTTCAATCTTCTGCCGGATGCGTGGAGCAAGGCGGCCGTGGCGTGGTACGAGAGCGTCAAGCAAACTGTCCGCGGCATCGGTTCGTTTATCTCCGACTTCTTCGCCAATCTTGATTTCTCGAGCTTCCTGCCAGACTTCGTGAAGAAGATGATCGGTGGCAGCAGTACTACTCAAAACGATAGAGTGCAGAGTGCAGAGCGTCCAGTCGATCTCGCACCTGTGACGATCGAGCCTGAAAGCAGAACTCGCATGAGCGGTCAGATGCTCGTGCGTGTGGCCGCTTCGCCCGGCACGACGGCACAGCTTGCAGGCATGTCAGCTGACGGCATGAAGCTTGTCGGCAATGTCGGCTACTCCGATAGATTTGCGGAGGATTACTGATGGCAGAAGAAAAAACTCTTTATGAGGCGTCGTTCCGCGGAGTTCCCTTTCATGTTACGAAAGTTGACCTGAAAGTCGGACGCCGCACGGTCACTCATGAATACCCGCAACGTGATAAGCCGTACGTTGAGGACATCGGGCGCGCGACGAGAAAGCTCACTTTCACTGCTTTCGTTGTCGGTGACGACTACATCGAGCAGGCTGAAAAGCTGATCAGTGCGATCGAAGAGCCGGGTGCCGGCACTCTCGTGCATCCGCATCTTGGAGAAATGAAGTGCTCGCTCGAACAAGTTTCGACGATCACTTTCACTGACTCAACCAGGACTGCGAGCGTCGTTCTCAATGCCGTCGAGTCTGGTGAGCTTGAGTTCCCGAAGACTGGAAGCGACTCTTTCACGAAAGCCTTTCAGGCTGCGGATGAGCTTGAAGACTCTGCGATCAAGTCCTTCTGTGACTCGATCGACCTGAGTTTTGCTAGCGAGTGGGTCGATGCTGCGCTGTCTGGTGACTTGCTCGACAAGCTCGGCATCATTAGCAACTCTGACTTGGCAGTCGTGTTCGACAAGGTTGACGAGATCAGCACTCTGGCATCGAAAGGTCTGTCGCTCATCAGCACGGATCCGAAGCAATTCGCATCGAAGCTAGTGGGGGCGCTTGGCCTGTCTCGTGTCGCCTCGTCTGCTCGAGCTTGGTCTGGTGTCGCAAAGCAACTTAAGAACCTTACGCAACGCGAAAAGTTGCGCGAGGGGACGAAGGAGCTGGCACAGGCAAAGACAAACGGTCTGGTTCTGTCGAACGCTCGACGTGCAGTGCTTCAAAACCGTGCGGCAGTTGAGTCACTGATCCGTCAGACGATGATCGCGCAAATGGTCGGCGTGAGTGCCGTCGTCGGTACAAGTTCCGATCAAGCAATGCCGGTAGAAGATGACGTTCAAACGTCTGAGTCTCTTAAGTCGACAGTGTCGAAGTCTTATGACGATCTTGTTCTGCTGAGGCAAGGACTGCTAGAGGTGATCGATGCAGAGCTTCTGATGACGACATCAGACGAGACGTATCTCGCGCTTGAGAAAGCACGTGTGGCGGTTTTTGAAGCTCTGACCGATCGCGCTGACGACAGCTGTCGGCTTGTCGTGGTCGAGCCGGGTGAAGTGCTTCCTGCGCTAGTTCATGCGTATGACTTCCACGACGACGCAACTCGTGATCAAGAGATTGCGATCAGAAACGCCGTGGAGCACGAAGGGTTTTGCTCGGCTGATGAGCTGAAGGTGATGGAAGATGAATAACCGCGTTGAAGTACGTGTATCCGGAAAGAGATACGGTGGCTGGAAGTCGGTAAAAGTCGATATCGGGATGGATCAAATCGCAAGAGGCTTCAAGCTTTCTGTGACTGACACATTTCCCGGCAACACAGACTTCCATCGCCTTCGAAACGGGGATCTTGTTCAACTCTTCATTGACGACGATCTTGTTTGTACTGGATACATCGATCACGTGAACGTCTCATACAACGGGACCGCGATTACCGTCGACGTTGACGGCAAGTCAAAAACTGTTGATCTGGTTGACTGCTGCCCCGTCGCAAAGTACGGCGCAGACTCAAGCTCAAGTAACTCTTGGGCCGGTGTCGTGGTCGGCAATGACGGAAAGAAGGCGACGGTCAGCCCTGCGACGATCAAAACGACTTCATGGAAAAACTTGAAGACGTCGGAAATCATCGCTTCGCTGACTGCGCCTTACAGTATCGCTGTTCATGCAACTTCGTCAGTCGGTGACAAACTTTCTGATCACACTGTCGTTCCCGGCGAAACTGTTCACAAGTCGATCAACAGGTTGATCACAAAAGACAATCTTGTCGTCATGGATGACGAAGCTGGTGATCTGGTTATCGTCGAGCCGGGTGATGCAGGCGACTGTGCCGATGCGCTCGAGCTTGGCAAAAACATTCTTGCCGGCAGTGCCAACTACGACGCATCGAAGCTCTACAGCCGGTACGTCGTCCTTGGTCAGCATGCAGGTACTGATACTGACTTCGGTCGGACCGCGGCAGAGGACAAGGGCATTGTCGACTCGAGTCTGATGAAGCGCAATCGTTTGCTGGTCATCAAGGACAAGGGCCAAAGCACGAATTCCACTTGCAGCAAGCGAGCGGACTTCGAGAAGCGGTACCGCGAAGCCCAGTACACGGCGGCGACGTACACGGTTCAAGGCTGGCGTCAAAGCGACGGAAGCTTGTGGAAGGTCAATTCGATGGTTCGCGTCGCTGATAGACTGCTAGGTATAGAGAATAACTTGCTAATTTCCAAGCTCTCCTTTTCTCTGTCCAGTCAAGGCATGACAACGACGCTGACCGTGCTGGGTCGTGACGGCTATAAGCGCGAAGGTTCGTCCTCTGACGGAGAGAAGAAGGCGAATCCGTGGGTGGGGGTTGTCAAATGAAACGGCTTGCATTGTTTCTTGTTCTTGTGTCATTACAGAGTGCTTGCTTTGCCGGCGTTGTCTGCGACGAAGCCGGATGGAACAAGTACGGAATGTGGTCCGATTGTCTGAAGTACCACAGAGAGCCAGGCAATACGGGAGGCGATCGACCTGTCGATGCCAATCGCGTCGGTCAAGTCGAGAAGGTCCACAAGAACATTGACGGGTCCGTCACAGTCTGGCGTCACGGATCTTCAGACACTGAAGAATGGACGCAAGTTGACAAGGACACGTGGGAGCGCAAGCGTTGACCATCAAGCCAACAAAATCGAGCGATCGTAGCAATACGGTCGCTTTTTTTTATGAGCAGTATTTCTGATTTCTTCGCTCGCGGCGTCATGACGCTTGCGGATGGTGCAAAGAAGATGCGAGCCGTGCAGGTCCGACTTCTAGCGGATGAGATACGCGATGACCTCGAGCATGTCGAACCTTACGGCTTCTCGAGTGAGCCGCATCCAGAGGCAGAGGCTTTCACGCTCTTTTTTGATGGTGATCGATCGCACGGGATTGTTTTCACGATTGCAGATCGACGCTATCGACTGAAGCCGCTCAAGACTGGCGAAGTCGCAATCTTTGATGATCTCGGTCAGAAGGTCCATCTCACGCGCGAAGGCCTTGAGGTCTACACGCCTGGTTGGCTGCATGCAACTGTTGACAAAGATGTAGAAATTACTGTGGGCGGAAACGTCACGGCAAATGTCGGCGGCAACGTCACAGAAACCGTCGGCGGTGATGCTTCTGTAACTGTGAGCGGTAACGCCGCGCTGAAGGCCGCGGCAGTCACGATTGACTCTGCGACGCTTCATGTCACCGGTGCAACGACGATCGATAAGAGCTTGACCGTTCTCGGCGGCCTTGCGGTCAGCGGCGGATCCGGCGCAAGCGTCGAGGGTTCTCTCACTACGACAGGCGACGTTACGGCCAGTGGCATCTCGCTCACGTCTCACACGCATACAGAACAGGGTGATCGTGCAGAAACTTCTGGGCCGCACTGAGGGGTAAATCATGGAACTCATGATCAACGGTCAGGAAGCTGACATCTCGAATTTTCAGGCTGATGAGCTGGTGCAAGCTGTGCTGATCAGCCTTTTTTCTTGGCGCAAGTCGGAGGACGATGACGGCATCAAAGCGCCGAAGCGTCAGGGGTGGTGGGGCGATACCTTCGCAAGTGTTCAAGGCGATCGTATCGGCTCACGCCTCTGGCTTCTTCAACGCGAAAAGGTTTTGCCGAGCGTAATGCGACGTGCTGAGGAGTACGCAAAGCAAGCTCTCCAGTGGCTGATCGATGACCATCTAGTTGAAGGCATCGAGGTCCGCGCAGAGCGCGGCGGTATTGAGAGGCTTGACCTTCACGTTGTTTGTTTCAAGCGTCAAAGCGAAAGAGCTTTTGATGCGGTTTTTAAGGACGTATTAAATGGCGTTTGAGAGACCAACGATTCAAGAGCTGATCGCTCGCATCCAGTCGGACGCTGAAAGCCGCATGGGCAAGAAAGCGATGCGTTGGACGCTCGTGCCTGTGCTCAGCCGCGTTATTGCCGGCGTGTCGCATGCTCTTCATGGACGCATCTCCTTTGTGCTTCGACAGGTTTTCAGCTCGACGGCTGAAGGTGCATATCTGGAGCGCAGAGCGTCTGAGTACGGCATCTATCGCAAGCAGGCCTCGAGCGCGACCGGCACAGTGACTTTTGTCGGTGAGTCTGACGTGCCGTCCGGCACTCAGATCCAGACTGACGACGATGTGATCTACATCACGACTGCTAAAAGCGTTGATGGCGTTGCGCCGATCAGGGCCGTTGCGGCCGGATCAAACGGCAATGCCTCTGCCGGCATGGAGCTTCGCTTGATCTCTCCGATCGCGGGTGTCCAGTCGACGTGTACCGCAGGCGAACTCACGGGCGGGGCTGATGCAGAAGACGACGAGTCGCTTCGTGACCGTCTTCTTCAAAGGCAGAAGAATCCCCCGAAGGCGGGGACGAAGGCCGACTATGCCTCTTGGGCTCTCGCAGTCAGTGGCGTCACGCGCGCGTGGTGCTATCCGCAGGAGCTTGGACAAGGTCATGTGACCGTTCGCTTTATGACGGACGGCATGACCGAGAACGGAATCCCAAACGAGACGATGATTCAGCGCGTCACGGACTACATCAAGAATCAGATGCCGGTGACTGCCGTCCTTCACGTTGAAGCCCCGATCCCGAAGAAGCTTGACATCACACTCGACGTCTTCCCCGAGGACGAGAAGATCAAGGCGAAGATCCAGAATGCCATCGAGGGCGTGATCCTCTCCGAGGCCGTCCCGGGCGGTCCGATTCTGCGCACGTCTCTTGACCGCGCGATCTCGTCTGTCGGCGAGGTGAGCTCCTATCGACTCATCAGTCCGATCGAGGACGTGCCGACCAAGACGGGCGAGATCCTCGTGCCGGGAAAGATCACTTGGGAGTGATCGCATGGCACTGACTGAATCTCACTACACGCACCTAGTCAACGCGCTGCTCCCTCGAGGCCCGATCTGGTCCCGACGAGTCGGCAGCACGATTGACGCGGTGCTTTACGCACTCGCAATGGAGGCGGCCCGCGTCGACGAACGCGCCCACGCCGTCATCGAGGAGTCAGATCCGCGCACCTCGATCGAGGAGCTGTCTCTCTGGTTCGAGGAGTGGGGCATACCGAGCGAGTGTCTAGCGGCAATCGCAGATCCCAGTCGCGAGCAAATGCGACAAGAGCTCCTCGCCAAGATCACCTCGAACTTGGGTCTCACGGCCGCTTTCTTCGAGAGTCTTGCCGGCACGCTCGGATTTCACGCCAAGGTCGAGTCGACGAAGCCTTTCACGTGCGCCAGCCGCGTCGATCACGGGCTTTTCGACGACTCCTGGTCGAGCGTGATGACGCTCATCATCTCGATCGAAGAGGATGGCGGGCTTCGCTATTTCGATGTGTCCTGCGGCGTTGATGAGCCGTTGGGACGTTGGGGCAATGCGCTTCTTGAGTGCATGATCAGAGCCTTGGCCCCGGCTCATGTTTTTGTGATTTTCTTCTACGGAGATAAGCGATGAGTCAAGGCTATTGGCAGTCTGGCGCGATTGAGTCGCCGCCTGACCTGTCGACTCTTTCATCCAAGGGTTACCCGACGAGCGGCAACCCGCAGACGGGCACGCCCGCGACCTATCCGGGTGCCGCATGGTTCTACGTCATCGATCAGATGCGCATGACGATGCTCTATGCCGCAGGCATGAAGCCGTCCGAGCCGCCTTCGACGACGGAATTTCTTTCTGCTGTCCAGAGCTTCAATTGGGCGCAGGACAACACTTTGAAGGGCTCTGTCCTCAAAGCAGGCACGATCCCTGCGACCGCTCTGGCCGATCGCTCGGTCACGGCTCAGAAGCTCGCGACGTCGATCGACCTCAAGGGCGGCGGCGTGACGCTCTGCCTGAAGACCTTCACGACGTCTGAGCTTGCAGGCGTGACGCTTGCGAAGGGCGAGCTTGCGCTCAATAGCGAGACCTTGGGCCTCTACGTGGGCGATGGCTCTACGAAGGGCGGCCACCTTGTCGGCGGCGAGGTCGCTGCTGAGCTCATGCATGTCAAGACGATTCTCTCTCAGCTCTCGAATGCTGTCGCCAAGTTGGGCGGCACGACTCAGCCTTTCTCGGAGTAAACGATGACGATTTCTAATCCTTCTCTCACTCAGATCTCGCAGGCGCTCGCCGAGATGCTTCCGAAGCTGAAACCGCTCTCGGTTCCTACGGGCATGATCTCGGCTTTTCACACGGTTCCTGAAGGATGGCTTCAGTGCAATGGCGCGGCCGTGAGCCGCACGACCTATGCCGCGCTCTTTGCGGTCATTGGCACAAAGTACGGCTCGGGCGACGGATCGACGACGTTCAACCTGCCGAATCTGCATCACAAGTTCATCGAAGGCACGAACACCACTTCCGAGGTCGGGCAGTCGGTTTCGGCTGGGTTACCGAACATCACAGGACAAGTCAACCTATGTGGGGCTTGGGGTGGCGTCTCGAACGCCGGCGCTCTATCGAAGAGCGGTTCTACCGGAGCGCCGACTGGCGGAGCACAGAACGGCGTAAATGTCTACTTTGATGCTTCGGCTTCAAGAAGCACATATGGATCGTCCAGTACAGTGCAGCCGTCATCTATCAGAGGACTATTCTGCATCAAAGCTTGATGCATTGGACCAGCCGAATCGACGGAGGCTGTACTGTTTGCGTCGCACCATACGTGCTATCTGAGTCTGATGCGTCGAAATAGAACAAGTGTCCGCCGTTGTTATCTTTGTTTGGGCAGTCTTTAATTGGCCCAACTCGAAAGGCACCATTTTGTGTGCCGACGGGAACGTAAGCAGACGCCACAAATTCACCTGTGATGTTCGGGACTCGGATTTGCATGTCATAGAGCGCTCTCTATGGCGTGCCGGGCACATGAGCGGGCTTCATCTGCAACTCGACGAAACCCGCGTGAGTAGCTACTTCCAGTCGATCAAGCCGGCACTTTCAGCACAGGCGCGGACGTGCTCGCTCCAGCGCTCCATGACTGAACGTCTGGCGTCGAAAAAGTCAGAGCGCTGATAGGCTCTGCTCACCTGCGTACCGACGTCGTGACTGAGACACATCTCGGCGACATCGAAGGGCACGGCCTCGTCTGCAAGCCACGATCGAGCGATCGATCGCAGCCCATGAGCAACGAGACGGCCTTTGAGAGATGTTCCGTGCATGTACTTCGCCAAGGCCTGCGAGCTGAGGTGCTTGCCGGTGCTCTTGCGGGCAAAGACATGACCGCTTCGTGGCCTCGGGCTGAGCGCCTGCTCTCTGTCGATCAGCTCCTTCATGAAGGAGGTCAGCGGCACGCGAAAGGGCCGGCGCTTCTTCATGTGCTCAGCTGGTATGTGGATCGCGTCTGCTGTGATCCACGACTTCTCGAGCGAAGCATTCTCGCCTGGTCGAAGCATCGAGCAGAGCGAGAAGAGGAAGAGCACGCGCATGCGCTCCGGCGCTTCTTTCATAACCGCCATAACGGTGGGCAACTCTCGCCAGTCGACAGACGGCATCGGCTTGACCTGCGGCGGTGCAAAGACCTTCGATACTCGTGCGAGAGGGTTGTGCTCGATGTATCCGGCACAAACGGCGAGGTCAAGAATCTCGCGAAGGCGCATGAGCACGCGCTTGAGCGTCGCTTGCTTCCCGTCTTTCTCGATCGGCTGCACGGTGCGGATGACGAGTGGGGCGGTGATCTCGTCGAGCTGACGATTTCCGAGCGGTTCGATGATGTACCGCTCCAGGCGTCGGCGTTCGTCCTGATAGCTCACGATCTGGGGCTTTTTGAGGCGGCACCAAAGACGAAAAGCGTCTTTCAGTACATACCCTTTGGGCGGCTCGAGCCCGATGTCTTTTCTTAGGTGTCGGGCTTTTTGTCGTGCCTGCATCAGGCTCATGTCTGGGTACTCGCCGAGCTTTTTGTCGGCGACATGGCTCGATGAAGACGTGCGCAGATACCAGATCTTTTTGCCGGACGGCATGACGCGGAGCGTCAACCCGTTGCCGTCTGCGATGGAATACCTTTTTTCACGCGGCTTCAGGGCCGCGATTTTTTTAGAGGAGAGAGTAGTCACATGACCTCCGAGTTCAAGACGGCGTATCGCTTTGATGACGCCGGTTACTTCGAGCACGAGCTGTCCGTCCAAGTGATTGACGGCGAAGCTCTCATGCCGCCGTCCGCAACCTTGCTGCCTCCCTGGGGAGAAGCAAAGCCGGACGACAAGGTTTTCTACCGCTTTGGCGGCGAGGGATGGGTGACGGAACCGAAGCCTACGTGCGCAGCCGATCTTGTCGGTGTGGTGGTTTCTCATCAGTCTCAGACGCCGCGCGACATCGAAATGCGCTCGCTCATCCAGAAGTTCTCTCAGGAAGAGGGGTATCGCGAAAGGCGCGGCGAGGACCTGTCTTGGGTAGTAGAAAAGATCCCTGAAAAGACGCCCGAAGAAAAGCTCGCTGAAGCGGAACGCGATATCCGCTCCAAGCGCGATCGCTTAATCGCCGATACGGACTACCTGCTGACTCCTGACTACCCGATCAGCCCTGACGAGCTTGAGGTCGTCAAGGCATACAGAACTGCGCTGCGTGACGTACCGCAGCAGGAAGGCTTCCCTTACGACGTTGTCTGGCCTGAGCTTCCTGAAGTGCTTGCAAAGAAGAAGTAAGGAGGCGGGATGGCCACTACTCTCGACATCCACGTCGATCAGGGCTCGGATGTCCGAGTGCCGATCGCTTTCATCGACGATTTCTCTGAGCTTGATCTGACGGGGTTTAGCGCTCGTATGGAGATACGCCCGTCGGCATCAAGCAAAAAGATGGTTGATCGTCTCACCACGGAGAACTCGCGCATCTCAATCGAGAAGGAGACGCTCACGCTTCTCTGGCCGCACGAAGTCACTGAAAACCTGCCGGCAGGCAGCTACGTCTATGACCTTGAGCTTGCCTCTGAAGGCGGAGAAGTCTCGCGCGTGCTAAGTGGACGAGTTCAAGTGTGCAAGGAGGTGACGCAATGGCCTACGGCGACTGCGTGATCCCGCCGATGGGATACCCGGGGTGCTATCCAGCACCCCCACCCGTCGGTGGGCGGCGCGTAGTGAGAGTAAGCGTTCCTGGCATTCAAGGCCCGAGGGGCGAGCCGGGATCGCAAGGCTACTCGATCAGAGTCTGTGCTTCGCTCGATGCTTTCGAGACGACTGCACTTGAAAACCTTAGACCGTCGCTCGGCGCAAAGGCTGGCGATTCGGTCGTCAACTCAAGCGGACAAATCTTCATCATCACGAACACTACCGAGTCGACATTCACTGTCGGTGAAGTCGTCGGATGCCTGGGCGTGCGCATTGATGACGCGGATGTCTCAGCTGAGAAAGTTTGGTCCTCTCAAAAGATTCAGGAGCGCTTAGGCGAGCCCGTTGACTTCGTGAAGACCTTTGAATCCGAGTTGGACTCGGGAATTTAATCCTGCAAGTCGTCAAAAGATCACTCAAAGCCCAGAAACGAAGTAGACACTTCTCTTAAAAGCCCTGTTTAATCGGGGCTTTTTTCTTGTACCGCGATGGGTGTATATGGATATAATTATATCCACCCATAAAAGGAGATCAAATGGCCGCTCGGAAGGAGTTCCCGGTCAAAGTTCGCCGTGTGGCAGTAACGAACAAAAAGACCGGCGTCAAATACATCGAGGAACGTCGCTATCAATACGATCCGGCAAAGGGCTACAACGTCCTTCTGTCGAGCCGTCGGACGGGT